CCGCATGGCACAAGCCCTGCGGGCTTTTTTGTGTCTGCCGTTGTCCGAGAGCATCCGGCTAAATCCAGAGAAAATTGGTACACGTTTAGGTACACGCTATACTGTGGGCCATTAAACGTGTACCAATTATGGAAGGGATCCAGACATGGCGCGCATCACACGCCCCCTAACTAACAACGAAATCCTCAAAGCTAAACCCCGCGAAAAAGACTTCACTTTGCATGATGGTGACGGCCTGTTCTTACTCATCAAAACATCTGGTAAAAAGCTCTGGCGCTTCCGATACCAGCGTCCGGTAAGTAATAGCCGAACTAATCTGAGTCTCGGCTCATACCCTTCGCTTACGCTCGCAGCAGCTCGCCAGATACGCGACCAACATTTAGCTACGCTCGCGCAAGGGATGGATCCTCAACAGCAACAAGAGCAAGCGTCAGAGCAACGTCAGATGGAGCTGGATAGTATTTTCTCAACAGTGGCCGCCAACTGGTTCAAAATGAAAAGCAAAAGCGTCACAGAGGACTACGCGAAAGATATTTGGCGCTCTTTAGATAAGGACGTGTTCCCTGCTATAGGCGTTATACCCGTTCAGGAGATAAAGGCCAGAACGATTATTGAAGCATTAGAGCCAATCAAAGCGCGTGGTGCGCTGGAGACTGTTCGCCGTTTAGTGCAACGTGTAAACGAGATAATGATTTATGCAGTTAATACCGGTCTCATTGACGCCAATCCTGCCTCAGGCGTAGGTATGGCTTTTGAGAAACCCAAAAAGCAAAACATGCCAACACTGCGGCCTGAAGAATTGCCGAAGCTAATGCGTTCTTTGGTCATGTCAAACTTATCTGTTCCGACTCGCTGTCTGATTGAATGGCAACTCCTGACTCTCGTGCGTCCATCTGAAGCATCTGGTACTCGTTGGGAAGAGATCGACCTTGAGACCAGACTCTGGACGATTCCAGCCGAAAGGATGAAAGCGAAGCGTGAACACATCGTACCGCTTTCTCCTCAGGCATTAGAGATTCTGGAAGTGATGAAGCCTATAAGTAAGAATCGTGAATACGTTTTTCCAAGTCGTAACGATCCAAATCAACCAATGAATAGCCAGACTGCTAACGCTGCCTTAAAGCGGATTGGCTATGGTGGTAGGTTAGTTGCGCATGGTCTTCGCTCGATAGCAAGTACTGCATTAAATGAATCAGGCTTTAATTCTGACGTTATTGAATCTGCTCTGGCACATTGTGATAAAAACGAAGTTAGGCGCGCATACAACCGCTCCATTTATCTGCCGCAACGCACAAATCTTATGGATTGGTGGGGGAATTTTGTACGTTCTGTTTAAACTAACTTGCTTACTTTTTAACGCTGATCTAAGCTAACTCCATCTTTACGCGAAGGTTTATGTTACTTAAACCTAGTCGGGCGATTAGCCAGACATACAGTATTGAGGACACTTAGGGTTGCGCAAAAGCACTTCTCTAACGATCCTTGATCAGGAGCGTCAGAGAAGTCTTTTGCGCATCCTCTAGGTAAAGATTTAAACAAAGCGGATTTCCGCTTTGTTTTTTTATGGAGAGATTGAATTGAGTACGGCAAAGGGTAATGAAAGCTACGAAGATACACTCATTGATGAGTTCAGTTCTCTCTCGTACTCCAATTTTTCCCTTTACTTAACACCTCATAAAATTTTTATCTGTGGTGGAGATACAAACACTGGAAAGCTGATTCCGCAAAGTTTACGCGACAGGATAATTGCATTCTTTGAGGTTAATGAAGAACATGGTCTCTCAAAATCCTTCATAATGGCCGAAACATTCAAGGATTATTTCCGAGAAAACACATATTCAGATTTGTTTTCATTTGAGGATGATATTGCCAAACTATCCACACTTATAATCATTTGCTTAGAAAGCCCCGGTTCTCTTGTCGAATTAGGCATGTTTGCAAACATTAGCGACCCTAAAAAAATACTTATCTTCGCTCCAGATGAACATGTACAGGCTGAAGACTCATTTATTTACCTGGGTCCTTTATCATATTTAAAACGAAAAGATAAAGAGTCAGTGCATATCTTCCCATGGCCCAGCAACACAGAGATAAATTACCCAGACTTACCATTGGTAATAGAGTGCATAAAAAATAGACTTAAAACCGCAAGTAAAACAACTGCTTTTAATATATCTAACCCTGCACATATAGCATTATTAGTCTACGATATCATCCATACATTCTATCCAATAAAAGACTATGAAATTGAATTAGCATTAATAGCACTCAATATCGAAATAGATGAAAACGTCATAAAGAGACTGCTTTATTTATTACAATCAATGTCTATGATTGGCAAAAAGAAATATAGCAATATAACTTTTTACTACCCTCTGGAAAGTAAAAAAAGAGTTATACTTGGAAAAGATAAACTTGGACGAATAAAAGAATATAAGGCCATGAGAATAAGAGCCGTCACATCATTTGTTCTATCTGATGACGAGGCATCCAGAAAAAGAAAGCTTGCATTATCTGCAATTACAAAAATGCTTGAGGATGACGCCAAATGAGTATACTTAACCAGTTATCCGCCACATTATTCATGGATAAAGACTCGTTGAAAAGCTTTATCTCGACAGCCCCTCGCCGCTATAAGAAATATACCATACCAAAGAGAAGCGGTGATGGAGTTCGTATTATCGCTCAGCCATCTAAGCAAATTAAGTCTTTACAACGTTTTACTGCCAACCTGCTTTCTGAACATTTGAAAGTACATTATGCGGCTCATGCCTATGTTCCTGGTAAGGGTATAAAAACTAATGCCGCCGCACACAAAAATAGTCAATTCATATTAAAAATAGACTTCAAGGATTTCTTCCATTCTATTACACCTGATCTTTTCATTAAGACCCTCGAAGCCAATGGGGCTAATATATCAGAAGAAGATAGATTTATCATCGCCCATCTTTTATTCTGGAAACTAAGAGGCAATAGCCCTCTTAGATTAAGTATTGGAGCCCCAACATCCCCGTTAATATCTAACGCAATCATGTATTGTTTTGATGAGGAATTAACAAATTACTGCACTGACTTAAATGTAACTTACACACGTTACGCCGATGATTTGACCTTTTCATCATTTCATGGTTTAAGCTTAGCGACAATACAGCGCACAGTACAAACTCTATTAATAAAACATTACAACAGAAAAATCAGAATAAATAGAGATAAAACAATTTTTTGCAACAAAGCTATGAATAGAACCATTACTGGTGTAGTACTAAATAATAGCAATGAATTATCCTTAGGAAGAAAAAAGAAAAGGATGATTAGTTCTTTAGTACATAAATTTTCGTATAGTTTATTAAACCAAAAAGAGATTAATTATCTTAACGGCATATTGGGACATGCTTTTCATATAGAACCTCAATTCATTGAGCGTCTTCAAGTTAAATATGGGCATGACGTTATTGATAAGATTAAGCAGTCAATAACCTATGACGACATCACTTAACCCCCCAAAAGGGTATCATTAGCTTTTCGATACATATCATAATTTCTTTATCGCATCAGCTATTTGATGCGATAACTGCATTACATATACCAATCTCTTTAACATCCTGATATTCAAAAATATTTAAATGTAATTATCAGCGCGCAATGCTCTCCCCGCCACGCCTGCCCGCTTTATAGGGTAGTTTTCATGCAGGTGCATGAACCGGCTCAGGCCGCGCCGGTACTGGCGTGGTAGGGGAAATAAAATACGGGGATTTGCATGCAAAACCATGCACCTTATGGATGCATGGCTTTTTTCGGGAAAAATAGCGGAATTTTCGGGGATTTTTTTGCGTGCTACCGTGCGGCCAGTTCTGTACGTCGGCGGGTGTAAATCAGGTTCTGTGCCGGGGTGAATTTCTGGCGATTATCATCCCGCGAAGCCGCATCAGGCCTGAATCCGATGGCCGTTAAAATATCGTTGTCCTGCACGGAATAATTAATTTTTTCACCTGCGGCCAGCCACACCGACAGGGCTTCACGCAGATAATCAACCGAGTGCTGCATGGCGCTCTGTTTTACTGCGGGAAGCTGTTCGTTATACCCCATCAGCTCAGGTGCCAGCGTGGCGGCCAGCTCCGCGCCGTGCTGCTGCATAAAGTCATGGAGCCGGTTGCGAATGCTGATGTGCTGCACTTCCTCATGTGAGCGGATATAGCGACCGGCGGCCTGATTAATCTCCCATTTTTTCACGTCGATATCGTCGCGCAAATCCTGCATTCTGCGCGGGATTTGTTCGTCACCGGCAAGGAGCTGTTCACGGTATTCCCGTTCAAGGTCTGCCAGTTCGGCTTTACGTTTCAGCCAGGTATTTTTGTTCGTCTGACAGGCCTCAAAGGCCTGCTGTATGGTCACAGTGGTCACGAGTCTCTCTCCTGATTAATGCCGGAACGGCGAGCTGTAGCAGCCCTGTACTTTACGCGGCACCGGTGGCGTTGCCGGAGCGGGCTCAGGTTTCTCCGGTGCGGCACGTATCACACCGTCAACCGACTCGATGGTGCGGAAAGTGGCCGAGCATTCGATATTGGTACACTGGTGATAACGCTGTTTGACGTTTTCCGACAGATACCGGCTGGTACGAACGTGCGCGGTCTTTTTGCAGAACGGACAGTGAAACATAATTCAGCCCTCTGCCTGTTCGTGGTCTTTTGCGGCCAGTTCAGCGGCAAGCTTCATCCGTCTGGCCGGGCTTCTTAACAGCGCCATATCAACCCCGGTTATGACCGGGCGATTCATGCCCGTTACGGACAGGACCGGCTCCTGCTCCATATCAAAATGATACAGGGCTGACTGCAGATTCAGGGCATCACCCAGCTCGCGGGTCACGGTCGCACGCGGCGAGGTTTCTCCGCTCATTTCCAGCGACCGAATACGCAACAGAAAGGCACGTAACAGTGCGGGGCTGATACCGGCTAACGCCTTCTTCCACTCGCTGTTGGCGTAGGTAGTGAACGCTTTTTCATGGGCGCTGATATAAGCAGTACCGGAGGAGCATGCGCCAAGCATGGCGAGGCTTTTGTCTTTCTCCAGCTCGGTAATCAGACCGGTGAACTCATCAGCCAGTTCGCGGCTGGCGATACGTGTACTGTGTTCAGCTTTCAGTTCAGGAGTGAGGTTGCCGCGCAGAGTTCGAAAGCGGCTGCGCCAGTCCTGTTCGGCCTGTACACTTTCACTGAGCGCGGTCTGTCGTTCCTGCTCACAACGCTGAATGGAAGCCTCAATGTCGCTGAGTTTACCCATGCTGGCCGTGTGTGCGTCTTTTGCTTCGTTAAGTGCGGCCAGCGCACCGGCAATACGTTGTTCCGCGCCTTCATCCTGTTTACTGATAACGGTCTGCATGGCTTTGATAA